CAACTGACAGTTCTCGTATTGTTGCATCACTTAATTCACGCAAATCATGCTTTTGTATCAACTGATACTTTAAATCTTGTATGGCTACACGCAATTCAGCCAACTCTTTCATTTGTTCGTCTGTCATATTGTTCCCCTACATTGTTTGATTACTTGTTGTGGTACATCAGGATGCCACCCACCAATTAACATATGGCAGTCATATGCTATTTCTTTTCGTGCGAGTTCTGTTAAAAAAATGACGCACCCACAAATAAATAATGATGTTATTAATGCAAATGTTTTCATTATCTACATTGCTCGAATAACTCTAATGCAATCATCTCCTCAGGCCCTATCCATCCTTGGGGTTTCATTGCATCTTGTTGGTAACCTCTTTGCGTGGTTCCTGGCTCTTTACGCATATTGGCTTCATGGACAATATCAAGTACACGAGGTAGATAAACACCCATATGATGAGCACAACCCATAGTGACATAAGACAAATCAGCAAGTGCATCAGCAGCATCTACAAGGTTCCCTTTCTCATGGGCTTTCATCAACTCACTTAGCTCTTCCATAATAAAACGAGCATAAAAACTAATATCCTCGGGCTTAAGGAGTTGAGGCTTAGTATTAGTCGGTAAATTCAGTTTCGTTCGAAACTCTTTCACTTTATGAAAAATATCTGAGTTCATTGCTTTTGCTCTTTCTTTTCAGAGGGTGGTACAAAACCGTATTGTTTCATTGTCTTCATTACATCAGTAGCCACTGATGATCTATATACAAACTGAGGATTTCTCCAATCAGGTACTGGATTAGGCTGCTTTTTCATGTTAATTCTCCCACGGAAAAACGATCCATTGATTCAAAGGATCCTTGGTTGCAAAGTATTCTAAGTTAGGTAATGCTTCATTATGAAACAAAACACCTACATGAATGCCTGGGTTTACTTCTTTAATTTGTTTAATCGTATCACCAGTATCGTAGATCTCATCAATCACGAGGCATCTTTTTGTGATAGGTATCAATGTTCGTGGTGTGATTGCCATCATCGGAAGTTTAAGACGATGACTTAGCATCACTGCAGGAACCAAACCACCTCTTGTAACGCCTACAATTAACTCATAATGATACTTTGCTTTTCTAATGTTGGCTTCGAGTGTATCAACAAGCTCATTCACATGATACCAAGTAAGATGACGAACTTGTTTTTTAGTGCTCTCATGTTTCCAATGATCGTACTCTTTAGAAGAGATACTATCCATGATCATTCTCTAAGTAACGTAAACCTTTAGCTGTAATGCTTACTTCTTTTACACGAAGATTATTTACAGGGCTCGTGGCTTTTACATAGCCATGTTCACGAAGCCAGTTTAAATTAAAGTACAAATGTGCTCTTGAACCTAGTTCATCTTTTTCTACTGTTTCGATAAACTCGGTAATTCGAACAGGTCCGTGTTCATTCATTAAATCAAGCATTGACTCTGCCACATGCGGCATATTTGCTTTAGTTCTTTTTCTGTGCCATTGAATAGGTGTCATAATAATTTACAAAAACTCGCTAAAAGTACTGCATAAAAAATTCCGAAAACGGTTGCTACAAACCAATCGGCCCATGTTGTTTTATTCATTGTCTATATCCTTCTCAATAAAGTATCGTTGATATTGTGTTGATAAATCAATGATCATCTCAAGAGCTTTTACATCTTTTGCTCTTAACAATGCTTCAAACTCTATTTCTTGCTCTTTAGTGAATGATGAATTAGCAATTGCTTCCCAAACATTAAACCATTTATATGGATCATGTTCTTCAGTTGCAAGTATTTCTTGAATTCGTTCTTCAAGAAGATCTTGTTGAATATAGTGATTTTCCATTGCTGCATCTAATGCTGCATCCCAGTTTGACATTTTAGTTCCTTGTGTTGAGTATTAAGAAGTATTACTATGAACATTATATCATAGAAAGTACTATGTGATAAAGCTTTTTGTGCTTTATCACATAGTGAAAGATTACATTGTGACTAATGCATCGAGAGTTTGTTGCTTGATATTGGCGCCATAACCAAACCATGCACTACGGATACGTGCATCATCTGTTCGGGCATTTTCCCAATCAACTAATTGTGTGACTGCATTTAGTGCACCCCAACCAGTACCTTTTGCAGATTCCAGATCACTACCTATGCCACTACCTTCGAATAACTGTAAGGCACGTGCCGCTTGGCGACTTGGTTTATCTTCTGAGCCACCGAGTATACTTACAAATAACTTAGAAGCCTGTTGGCTTGATAACTTAATACGAGCAAGTGTCTCGGCGGTGGTTTGAAATGCTTTAAAGTTTTGATTAATCTCGCCTAACTTTACTTTTACTTCTGATGGATCGAAGATAGAGCTATGGCGTACTTTCACTGCTTGACCATTACTTTGTGCAATCTGCATTGTGTTGTTGCATACAACACGGACTGTAGTAAGACGTGCTTGTGTGGCAAGTGAACCATCGGCTGATGATGCAAGGAGTAAGTATTGGTTTACTTTATCGCCTGCTAAATTAAACTCACCTTCCATTTTAGCGAGTGCCCAGTAATGTGCACCACCACGAAGTACGCCTGCTGTTTCCAACTGAGCAGAGGAACCGATAATGTCACGAAAAAACTCTAGAACCTCGATAGGTTGTACTATTTTGTAACGTGTTGACACAATACCTAGTGCATCGTGTGTATCATTCCGAAGAATAACACGCTTACCGGTATATGATTTCATGTTTTGACCATCACTAAATGGTGAATACCAAATAGGAGTAGTTTGTAACTGAAAATCTAGACCTGCTTCGATTGCCCATACTTCTAATGGTGAATTAGGTGTGAGTTGTTGACCAAGACCATGCCATGGTGTATCACCTACATAGGCAATTGCATCTTTACCGTTTACTGTTTTGGCGATTTCATGTGCCATAATAAAGCTCCTTTAAAGTTAAGTATTTAAGATTTAAAAATAGTAATAAAATATATTACTAAGTTTATTATACTACACTTTTGAATTATTTGATTTCATCATGTGAAATAGCTAATACGAAGTTTTTGTTATTAATTTCTCGATTGCATCATTCGTTTTTTGTAGAAGAATTCTATAGCCAGAGCTTTTATGCGTATCCTCTGCTGTTCGTGTAAGTAATAAGCATCGAAGACATTGGCCTCTATCGTCTTTGATCATCTTATTCTGTTGACTGAAACACAACTCTTTGAATGAGTTATTTATTGAGTGTGCAGTAATACGTGAGTCCTCATACCTAAAATGCCGAATCAATACATTCATCATGCCTTTACTGATTGCAGCAGAGCCATCAAGCTCGTTCTCAACCCAGTCCCACACCTCTTGTGCAAATTGTGACCATGCAGACTTACTGGCTTGTATCACTTCTTGTTTATGATCTGACATTGGGGCAGGTGCTTTTGCATCGAAATTAGAAAGATCACGTGTATTGTAAAAGTGCATCATGATCTCAAAGCCATTTTGGTTTTCACACCATTCTTTTACCTTATAGATTAACTCAGAACATACTGAAGGGTCTAAAGAGTGTGGCATATAGATTGCTTCACGGCGTGCCCCTTCATTCACTGTGGTCACTTTGGCGTGGTTCGTGGTAAATGCATAGTTCACATAGTTCGTAATGAAAATGGCATCTTGGTTCTTTGCTTCTAATGTGAGTGTATCACTTGTGATGAGGTTCTTCAGCTCATCTGCATGCCTTGCATTATCAGTACTTGGCTCGTCCACTGTGATCAACACACGGTTCAGTACGTGTTGGTTAAACTTCTCAAAGAGTCTATCAGGACCAATAGAGAGTGCCATATCACCCATCATCTCTGCGATCCAACCAATACTAAATGACTTACCAATACCTTGCTTAGGGCTGATGATCTGAATTGTGGTATTGTTACGCTCCCACGGTTTTTGTATGATCTGTGCTATCCAATTATGAAAAAAGTCTTCAAACTCTGGAGCATCCTTAAAAAAGTACGAGCACCACTCAAGCCATGGAGTAGGCGTGCCTTCTAATGGCTCATATTTCCATGCTTTCATAAAGTTATAGTATCCGTCCGGCGTAATACGAAGCCCTTGATGTTTTGGGTACATGCCCATACCTCGTAGGTTCAAACGCTTTGACCATGCAGGGTATGCATCAGTTAGTTTTACTGTGGTCGTTCTACCATTGGCAGCTGGCCGAATCCATGAATGGTTCGCCAACTCTATTCTTATTCTTTGCCCATTAAACTGTTTACCGTCACTGAGCCGAATCCATTGTCCATCATAGATCGCCCACTGTGTACGAGCCGTGTATAAACGATACTCTTCACTGTTTTTCATCATTGTCGGCTCTATGCATGACATCAATACTTCAGACAGTGTTCCACCAATCAATAGGTGGTCGTCTATTGCATATTTCTGTCCTTTTACGGGTTTGAACCGACCAATTCTACAAAGGTGGACCTTAGCACCTAATCCTGCAAGTGTAATAGCTAGCTTGTTCTCTTCAAGTGCCACTTGCTCATTCGGCTCACCATCATCTGTTTTACCGTCATAGTCATATAGAATGTACACATCGCGGGCTGATAATGACTTCTCATAGAGAATGGACATTAGATCTTTGTGCATGGGAAGGCCTGATTTGTCTGTCCATGATGATACCCCTGGAACCGCTAAACAGATGTACTGCAGATTCTCTGCTACAATCGCTTTGGTAATGGCATGTGCTTTAAACTCCCCCTCTGTAATGATCAACGGAATTTGTAAGTTGGTCAATGCTGAGGGCCATAACGGGTTTTTCGGAAAATAGATGTGAGAGCCAGACTGACGCGGTTGGCAGTACTTCATCTTTCCGATCGGGTTCAGAAGACGAACTCGATTAAAGTCTGTAGGCTGACCGTGTATGTCAAAGTACGGAATCTTGATCGATGCACTATAGACTGTGAACCCCATCAATTGTGAGGTTTGTTGTGGGTCGAGGTGTTCTAGACCTAATGACTGTACATCTTGGTCATTAAACTGTCTATCTTTTAGAAATGTGTGATATAATGTTTCTGGTTTAATTGTTTTTTCATTGAAACTCATTCAATGACTCCTTCACAAGTGAACGATTGGACTACCTTAGTTAATATAAGTGCTTAGATCCCCAATGCCATACATTGGGGATTTTTTTGTTTGTGCGAGTGAGTTGGTGTTTGTTGTATATGTCTCATAGACTCTGTACCAATTTTGAAGTTTAAAAAACCCCTCTTTTAGGGAGGGGATAAGTAAGTGTGTATTACTTTAACATAGTTTACAATGAGCTATGCATAATGTATAGGTTCTTTCATTAAAAGTTGGTGAAGACGTAGGACGACATCGGTTGTATAGCCACCGACGTTCCATTCACGTATTTCTTCTACAGGTGGAGCATCGGGCCCACAATAGTTTTTACCATTTTTCCAGTTATAAATGGTAGCTACTTCACCATCTGGAAATAGAATTGTCCACTCTGCATCGGACTTAAAATCATCGAAATCATCGCAAGGCTCACCGAACATCTCGACGATTCGGGCGTATGAAAGATTGGACAAACGGGCTAGGCCATGTGTGCCACGAATACTAATGGGTTGATCGTTGTGTGTAACATAGGGTTTTTGCATTATTTAAACTCCGTTTCTTGTATAAAATAATCGGTAAGCTCATACTTGATTGCATCGTTCTGAGCATCTATTTTGCTTTCGTAAACTTTAAGCACATCGCCTTCGTCGATGAGGACGAAGACGTGCTTAGGTTTAGTTAGCGTCTTATATTTAAGAGCTGAGGGCATAATTAAATATCGAAGCTAATGGTGAGACTAGTGTTAAGTGTATCACGTACAACATCTGCAATATCGACATGGTTATCGATATCAAACTCGTAACGCATATGGTGCTCGACAAGCTCGTTGACTCTATCTTCGAATTCAGTGTTCGTTAAAAAGTCTGATAACGTATTTTCGATGCTTATAGGCGCCTGAGCTTCGAGCTTAGCTTCTAATTGACTGATTTTGTAAGACATTTGTTGCATAATTGAAGACATTGAGTGAAACAAATCAGCAAGTGAAGACTGAGTAATAGTAGCAGCGGTTGTAACCGGCATTGTCATTTCTGTGTTAATAGGTGATAATTCCATGATAAAGCTCCTTGTTAAGTGTGTTAAGAATTAAGAATACAACTACAACATTTTTACTACATGATACATTATACCACATTTTTGTACTTTGTTTTACCACTATGTGAAATAGCTGAAACAAAGTACAAAGTCTGGCATCTGTAAGTTATTGATTTTGTTTAAGTTGTTGACAAAAGTTACGATATTCCTGAACTGCTAAAGAATGAAGAGGACTTAAATCTGAAAAATCTACAAAACTAAGCAGCTCTGTTGCTCGATATAGTCTCGCATTAATAAATCGAGGAAAATGTCGATAGACTCTTTGGTATTCTTCATCGTCTTTAAACGTGTCATAGATTGCTTTCTCGATTAGAGGGGCTAAGTATAAGTCAAAAAATTCTTGAGCATCTTTCTTGTTTCTGAAAGACTGAACCAGATGTAACATCTCGTCAGCGGGCGTAATGGAGTCCTTCTTGGTAGGATGAAAGTCACGAACATACACTTTCCAGTGAAAATCTGTTCTCTTCCCTGTTGCATCATAGCTGCATCTGTACGGAAAACCACCACGTTGAATTGATTTAATTTGTTCTTGATTCATGTGGTAACTCCTTTTCTACTGTGACTGCATAGTTCTTACCATAAACGCCATAGAGGATAAAACCGGGACTACAAGGGCAACTACAACCGGCATACTGTGACCATTTGGCATGTTTAGGGTTGATATTGTAATGCTTGAAGATCTCTGGAAGTAAGACTTTAAGTTGATCAGCGGGTCTGAAACGACGGTTCTGTAAGTCATCCATTAATGTCTCGCCTTTATAATCGAAGTACAACCTTGAAGTCTTATAACGAGGTTTAAATTTAGAATGAGGAATAGAATCATGAAACTGAGTGATTTTCATACTTGAGACTCCTTTCTAAGGATCATATCGCACAGAGAATGTGCAGTAGATAAAAGTGGGCATGAAAGTGGAATTTCAGGGTTTTTAGGGTAGCCAACAGGCTTGCCGCTAGGATCCTTGGTGTCATAGACGTAGAAATGGCCTGGTGTCCATTCATAGTAGTAAAACCGATTTTTGTAAAGTCTGGTGAATTTCATGCTGCTACCTCCATTTCTGTAATCCAAGAGGTTGATTCTGAATCCATTTCTGCTAGTTCATGTTGTGCTTTTTCTGCTGCATTGAGTGTTGCATGAATTGACATATGACTAAGGTCATCGGTTAATACGTACACAATCTGAGGACTGATGATGAACTCTTTAGTGTCATCGAGATTAAACTCGAAGTTGTAAGCACGTTGGACATCTTCGATAGGCATTAATTCTAAGTTTGGATAATGACTATCTAATAGAGCATCAGCTACTGCGCCTGAATCGTCACCGAGATTCATATACAAGTTCTCACGAATTTCTTCTATGAGCTGATCTTTTGTTTTTTGCATGATTTACTCCTTGTTTTGAGTTAAGAATTAAGAAATCTATAATAAATATACTACCTAATTATTATACCATAGATTAGAATCGTTGATTTCACATAGTGAAATAGTAGGTGGTCTTTCACACTATGAAATGGTAGATTGGAACCCCATCTGCAACCTAGAAACTAAGTTACAGATGGGGTAGAAAATGAGTTACAAAATTGGCTGTGAAAAAGTTACAAAAAATGAGATTTTGTAACTTTTGTAACCAGAACATACTACAGTTTAGCATAGTCCACAGTTTAGCAAATAGGTTACTGAAAAGTAAACAGAATTGAAGATTTCTTGTAACTTTTTGTAACTTGGGAGAGGTAAGCTGCTGTTGGTCTGTTACTGAGTTACTGAGTTACTTTTTTTTAATTTTATTATTAAATTTATTTTTATATATATGAATTTGACTAGGTGTAATTTTGTATCCTGATGTAACTTTTACCGATAGTGCCTGTTTTTAGCACTTTGTGTTACAATCAATTTCACACCCACTAAGGAGAGAAATTATGACCGATTGGCGACCACGCTGGTATTACATTATGAAAAACAAAACATCAGATAAGATGTACATAGGCCAAACTGTGATGACTGAGATGAATTTGTATTGTGGCAGTGGTAGATATTGGATCGCACATTGCGCTAAGCACGGAGGCCATCATCGCGACAACGTCGAGGTTATTTTTCAACAATGGTTCGACTCAGAAACAGAAGCAAAGAAATGGCTTAATTCTCTTCCATTTCAATATTGGAAAAGTAATAAATACGCGAATCAAGCTATAGAAACGACAAAAGATTCTCCTTTATGCGGTCTTCCTTTAGAAACTCGACAACGAAACGGTCGATTAAACAGCATTAAACTAAAAGGCAGACCTAAATCAGCTAAACATGCTGCAAATATTTCCAAAGGTAAAAAAGGAATTCCTCAAACGCCTGAACACATTGCGGCATTATCGGCAGTTAGAAAAGGTCGTAAACTATCACCTGAACACATTAAAGCTCGTTCATTTGGTATAAAAGCATCAAGATTAAATAAACTCATAGACTCCATTTGGAAGGAAACAACATGCAATATGACGTAATTGAAAAGAAAATTGGTCGACCTACTAAATATAAGCCTGAATATTGTCAACAAGTTATTCAGATGGGTTCAGAAGGTATGTCTAAAGAACAAATTGCTGCAAAATTGAAGTTGAATTGGGGAACGCTAGATAACTGGGCCGAGCAGCACCAAGAATTTTTGTTGGCCTTGCGCACAGCTAAAGAGCTCGAGTTGGCGTATTGGGAAGATCTAGGTATTTCGCACATAGTCGAAAACCCAGGGTCTTCAAGACTTAATGGCGGTGTATATAATCGAATTATGGCCGCTAGATTTCCTCAAAAGTACTCAGAACGGAACAAAATCGAGCTTACGGGCAACAATGGTGGAGCCATTCAGGTTCAGACTTCACACTCCATCGCACAGGAGATTCTGAACGACATTCAGAATGATCTTCAGATCGGCCACAGCCAAACGGGCTCAAGCACTTAGTACTGAGAGCTCAGACTCAGATCTCAGACGAGAATCAGGGCTCAGTCAAACGGGCTCTAGCTCTGAACAGATTCGGCTCAGATTCTGCTCAGTGACTCGATTCTGAACTGAATCAGATTTGAAGATTTTTCACATAGTGAAATGAGCTTTCACATAGTGACATGCACTTTCACATGATGAAATGAGCTTTTATATGCTGAAATTTCACAATATAAAACTCACTTTTACATGATGAAATTTCACTATGTGACATGCACTTTCACATGATGAAAGTTGCGCGTATATATCAGGAAATTTTCACTTTGTACATAGGAAAATGAGTTATTTCACGATGTGAAAAGATTAAAAATATTTAAAAAATTATGTACTATTTCGTAGAAGTGTGTATAATAGTACTTAGGTAATAAATTTTACCTACGTATTTTTAAATTCTTAATTCTAAACGAAAGGTATTAAATTATGAAAACGATTTTCGCAATTAAAAACATCGAATGCTTCCCATCTAAACTCAAAGCTCAAATCTCGAATAGTGAAATTTACGTAAATATCGAGAAAAAATCGATTTTAGAATATCTTAAATCTCTTGATCAAGATAGCGAAGTATGCGAAGTAGAAGTTAAAGATTATATTTATATTACGTTTCTATAATATTTAAACCAAGATCTAAGGCCTACGGGCCTTAGATCTTATTCTGTGGGCTTTGGGCTTAGATTCTGGGCTTTTTGCTCTCAGAATTCATAGGACCTCGAGACTTTGCAGATGGGCGCGCTTATGTCAGCTTCTGAGTCCTCAGCACTTCGTACCTAAAGTAAACACCTAGCACTTCGTACCTAAAGTAAACACCTAGCACTTAGCGTAAACACTTCAGTCTCTGCAGCTCTCTGCAGCTCTGCAGTCGTGCTATAATCACATCATGCCTCTTACCGAACAACAGATTCAAAAAGTGGCAGAGCGAATTCAGAAGCACGATAAAGAGCTTAGTCAAATGTCGCCAGAGTGGAGAGCAGCATTTAAAGCCCGATTGAAGTGGTTAACGATTGCTCTACCACACCAGATAGAACCGCCGACCGATTGGTCAGTGTGGTTGCTCCTTGCAGGCCGAGGAGCAGGTAAGACACGATTAGCAGCAGAGTGGACATGGTGGAAAGCTTGGAGCGAGCCTGGTAGTCGTATTCTTGTGTCAGCACCGACTTCAGGTGATATACGTGACGTGTGTTTTAACGGAGACTCCGGTTTGTTAAATGTGACTCCGCCTGAGATTATTCAGAACTACGGAATATCGCTCCATGAGCTTACTCTTAAGAATGGGTCTTTAATCAAAGGAATTGCAGCATCCGAGCCTAGCCGTTTCCGTGGTCCTCAGTGGCACCATGTATGGGCTGACGAGCTTGCCGCTTGGGACTATCTGGATGAGGCATGGGACATGATACAGTTCAGTCTTCGACTCGGTAAAACGCCACGTATGGTGTGCACTACTACTCCGAAGCCTGTACCGAAAATAGTAGAGTTAAACGATAGAGATGGTGAGGACGTGCATGTGACCACAGCTTCTACGTACTCAAACTTGCATAACCTAGCACCGAACTTTCAGAATCAGATTATGCAGTATGAAGGAACAAGCCTCGGCCGCCAAGAGATACATGCAGAGATACTAGATCCGGAAGAAAGCGGCTTAGTGAAGCGTAGCTGGTTTGAGCTGTGGGATGCAGACCGACCGTTTCCAGAGTTTTCATATGTGATTCAGTCCTACGACTGTGCAGCGTCCGATAAGCAGATCAACGATCCCACCGCATGTGTAGTGTTAGGCGTGTTTCGACCATCAGAGGATAAGGGGAATCGTGTGATGCTGATTGACTGTTGGTCAGAGCGGCTCTTGTACCCAGACTTACGGTCTAAGCTAAAAGAAGAGTTTGAGGAGATCTATGGAGATCCGGACGAGTTTGGGTCAGGTAAGAAGGTGGACTTAGTCCTTGTAGAGAACAAATCAAGTGGTATAGCACTCATTCAGGACCTTCAGAAGACCCGAATTCCGATCAGAGGATATAACCCAGGAAATGCTGATAAAGCAACCAGACTGAACATTATTGCCCCGATGATCGAGAAAGGGTTACTGTATTTGCCGGAGTCGACTGAGCATCCAGGACAGGCCAGAACGTGGATACAGCCGTTCCTGTCAGAGATCTGTAGTTTTCCATTAGGTCGGCATGACGACTATGTGGACGCACTGACTCAAGCACTACGCTACCTAAGGGATGCGAACATTATTGTGATCGATCATTTTGTACAACAGTCAAATGACTATATCGATGACGACTACAATAAAAGAGCTGAAAACCCATATGCAGTCTAACAGAGTCGTGTTATGATTGCATTATTCTCACATATAATCGCTCGTGATGCCTGATACATATGATCCGATGACTGGTTTGCCAACAGGCTATGATTCTACGGATTCAGTCACAGACCCTCTTGCTGTTCAGAAAATGAAAGCAGCACTTGATGCAAATCAAGCGACGAACAAGCCTCAACAGATGTCGATCGGAGAAATGGGATCGAACTTCTATAATAACCTAAAGAATTATGAGCAACAGTTAGGCATCACGAACTTAAAGAATATGATCGGTCAGATTCCAGCCGTGAAAGCAGTACAGCCTTCTGTAGAGGTGCCTTTAGCGCTTGCTTCAAGCTTTCCTGCAGCGTTGGCTTATGGCTATGTGCCTCCTGGCTCATCGAATGAAGCATATCAACAAGCGCAAGCAAGATCTGATGCACTACAATATCAGCCAACGAACCCTGCATCACAGCAGATGCTTGAAGACATTGGATCAGCATTTACTGCTGCTAAGATACCACCTTACATTGGTCACATGCCACCTGCAAGGATAAGCCCTTCTGATGTTCAAGTGCTAGGCGCTAGGGGTATTAACGCAGCTAGAGAGATTCGTGACATACCTCAGGACTTTGCAAGTGCACAATCAAGGGTTAATCGAGTAGGCGCAACAGGTGAACCTACATTAGGCGCAAAACTGCAAAAACAAGCTGCAGACTTTGGTGACTATTTAGAAAGGCAAGAGCTAGCAGGTAAACCGTTAGTATCAATAGGCGGATTGAACTTAGGTGACCTTGCTCCTTCAAAATCATATGCAATGCCAATCGGCCCTAAGTCTAGTTTATGGAGTGAGACTCGTAAGAACTTAGCAGAAAAAATGGAAGCAAAAGGTCATACGCCTGAAGAGATCTTTGCTGAGACACTCACAACTCGAGGACTAGATCCTAAACACTGGGAGCAGTTCATACCTAGTGATGCAGCTAAATTGACTTTAGACCCTAGTTTTAAAAATAGAAAAGACCTTACTTTAAAAGATGTCATGCATTGGCCGCATCTCTATACAGCATACCCATGGCTTAAAGACTATAAAGTAGGTTTTGCAGATCTTGAAGGTGGAGGCGGAGAGCATGATAGTGACAGAAAAAGAATTACGTATGACAATAAAGTCTTAACTGACCCTAATGAGGCAGCAGAAGTTATTCCTCATGAGCCTGCTCATGCTATTCAGTGGCATGAAAACTGGCCTAAGGGTGGAGCACCTTCTCAGTTTCCAAGAGGTCCTGTTCTATCGCTTGCTGCTGGCATACAAAGTCTGATGGAAGATCCACAGATCAACATGCCGCTTGATCAAGCAGTAAAATTTGCAACAATGATTGAGAGTCAGTCTCATAATTTTTTAAAGCCTGATGAGATAGAAAAAGCAAAAGACTTAGTGCTAAGTGGTCAAGCAAATCTTGTGCCTAAGCATCGACAATTTGATTGGTATTCACACTTAGCAGGCGAACAGCAGGCTTGGCTTCCATTTAAACTATGGGGTAAAACTGAGAAAGAGCTAAAACAAGCGTACCCTTATAGCTCAGATGTTATGGGTATGAACCCTAATCAGACTATTTTGCATAAAGGGTACACGCCTGATCTTGAGCGTATGTACGTCACTTCAGGACAGCTGCATCAGCAATTAAGAAATAAGCAAGCACCGTCTATTGTTCAAATGAAAGCAGAGATGCAAGCTAAGAATGAAGCACCTGGTAAAGAAATGGCGATTAAGCCTAAAGAACCGATTAATTTGTCTAGACGAAAACTATTTGGGCTCGATCTTACGCCTAAACAAGATCAACTACCAGCTGTTGTTAATCCAGAAACACCTTCATCTTCACCAACAAGTACTGAACTAACAACACCGTCAGCGACAACCACTCCGTCAGAGCCTCTTAAAACTATTTCTCCATTGGACTATGCCGCACAAGCATTGATGAACATGCCAGTGACCAGAAGGCAGATATTGAAGACTCCTGTGAATGCTGCTATTTCTCATGTAGGTAGAGGATTAATTGGTAACCCTGTTAAAGCAGTGAGTGGAATGCTAAAGAAAGAAGCAATTAATCATGCAGTAGACCATGTCATATCTACACTTTGGGGCTATGGTCATCCTGCATTTGGCGACACAATAGACAATGAAACTCGTCAAGATATAGCAAATCAGCTTACTCATGCAGGGCTTTCAGAGGCGACGTCTAAACCTGCAGAGCATTTTGCTGAGCATTTTACTGAAAAGGACTTAAAAGAAGCATATCATCGATCTGCAGATCGATTTAATCATGTATGGTCAAATTCAGATATAGAAGGTATGGCTAATGACAGTGCTAGAGAAGCAGTCAATGATCTAGGCCCTGATGTAGACTATGAGGACTTATTAGATTATGCGCATAGTAAATTTAAAAAAGCAGTTGTAAATGAAGCAACAAAGACGCTGCCTAATAGTGTTTCAGGCGATATTGCAAAAAGAGTCACTAAAGAAATACTTGAAGGTCATGGGTCATTACATGATCCTTATGGCACAGAGACACTTCCTGATGCTGTAACAAAAGCAGTTTCTGACTTTTATAATGAGAAATACGATTCATACATTGAAGAACTACTTAATGATGAAGAAGGTGGAGGTTCATCTGTAAGCCACATTGAAGCAATGGTTGGCGCAGCACTTAAACCGTTTAAAAAGAATTTGTCTGAAAAAGAATTTCAAGAAATTAAACATCTTCATTCACAGCTTAAAAAGTTAGATGATGATGCATTAAATGAAGATTTAGATTCTAATCCAACAGCAGTAAAACTTAAAAAAGACTTTTTAGCTTCTCTTAATAAGATACCTTTAAAAGACAAGATACATATTCCTGGTAAATTTGTAGATTATGAAGGAACATTGGAAGAGCAATATGAAAATGTAATGGGAGTCAACACTAAATTAACCCCTATAGATGAAGTTGAAAAAGGTCTTCGTCATTTTGCAGAGCAAACAGGTCAAAAATATGAACCTCCTCACCAGCTTCAGTTAGAAGAAATGCTTAAAAATGCAACACACTCTCAAGAAATAAAAAATATAAAAATGATGCTTCAAGACTATAAAAACAAAGATTATTCATATCTTGACAAACCGCCTACAGGCCATAAACGCGGCGGCCATATAAAATCGTTGGAACACGACCGAATGAAATTTGAACTGATGATGAGAGGTAAACATGGCTGAGATGCCCATACCACAAGACTTTAATCGCTTTATTGCGCCTCTGTCTCAAGAAGAACCAGAGCATGATCCCTCAATCAACGAGATGTTCGAGAACTCTGAGATTGAAGAGCAAGAAGACGGCTCTGCAATCGTAAGACTAGATGATCTTAAAGGACCAGAAGAAACGCCTGACTTTTATGAGAACTTAGCAGACTCAGTCGATGAGTGGGAGCTAGATAAAGTCTCACTTAAGTATATTGAGCTGATCGAGAAAGATAAGAATGCACGTGAAGAGCGTGATAAGCAATATGAAGAGGGAATTCGTAGAACTGGTCTAGGACATGATGCGCCCGGTGGTGCTCAGTTCATGGGAGCATCTAAGGTTGTTCACCCTGTAATGGCAGAGGCGTGTATTGACTTTGCGGCTCGTGCGATTAAAGAACTCTTTCCACCCGATGGTCCAGTAAGAACAAAAATCGTAGGTGAGATGACCAAAGATAAAGTGGATCGTGCTGATCGTAAGCGTGATTACATGAACTGGCAGTTAACTGAGCAGATTGAAGAGTATCGTGATGAGCAAGAACAAATGCTTACACAGCTTCCGCTCGGTGGCTCACAGTATCTTAAAGTATGGTATGACGAGCATAAGAAGCGCCCTTGCATTGAGTTTGTTCCGATTGACAACATCTATTTGCCTTTTGCTGCAGGAAACTTTTATACAGCGCACCGTGTAACTGAAGTACAAGACATTACACAAGAAGAATATGAGATTCGAGTAGCAAGTGGCTTGTACCGTGATTTAGGCGTGTATAGAGTATCACAAGAGCCTGACATGACGAAGTCAGAAAAAGCAAATAATAAGATTGAAGGTAAAACTTCAGAAAACACAAACATTGACGGTGTTCGCCGTGTCTATCACATCTATACATGGTTAGAACTACAAGAAGATAAGGTCACAAAAGGTGAGCGTGCTCCTTACATTTTAATGATAGATCAATCAGAGAATGCAGTACTTGGTCTATATCGTAACTGGGAGAATGGCGATGAAACACTTACTAAACTTGACTGGATTATCGAATTTAAGTTCATTCCTTGGAGAGGGGCATATGCTGTTGGGCTTCCTCATCTCATTGGTGGTCTTTCTGCTGCTCTTACTGGCGCACTCCGTGCTTTACTGGATTCTGCGCACATCAATAACGCTCCGACCATGCTTAAGCTTAAGGGCGGAAAGATCTCGGGTCAGTCTACGAGTATTGATGTTACACAAGTTACAGAAATTGAAGGTGCGCCTGGAGTAGATGATGTAAGAAAAATTGCAATGCCAGTGCCATTTAATCCACCAAGTCCTATTCTTTTTCAACTTCTTGCATGGTTAACAGATGCTGCGAAAGGCGTAGTGACTACATCTGAAGAAAAGATAGCAGATGTAACATCGAATGCGCCTGTCGGTACAACTCAAGCATTAATCGAGCAAGGCGCAGCGGTTTTCTCATCAATTCACTCAAGATTACATGATTCTCAGCGTCGAGTCTTTAGAATTATTACAAGACTGAACAAATGGTACTTAGACGAGCAAAGAAAGAATGACATTATTGCAGATCTGCATGTCACGCCTGATGATTTTGAGTCAAATAGTGATGTAATACCTGTATCTGACCCACACATCTTTGCAGAGTCACAAAGATATGCACAGATTCAGACTTTGTCACAAAGAGCACAAGCAAATCCTGATCTGTACAATAGACTTGCGGTAGAAAGAAGAATTTTAAAGCAAATTAAGCTTCCAGACATTAACGAAGTGCTTCCAGATCCTGCAAAAGTACAAGATATGAACCCAGCGCTTGAAAATGTGGCAATGACACTCGGAAAACCTGTCGGTGCCTTCCCTCATCAAGATCACTTGGCACATTTCTTAACACACTTACCATATGCAATGGATCCGTTATACGGATCTAATCCGATCATGGCGCCTGTACTTCTGCCAGCAATGCTAGAGCATTTGAAGCAACACTTAACACTATGGTACCTTAGTGAGACTGATAAGTATGCATCGAATGCACTCGGTGAACCATATGATGTACATACTGTTCGTCCTATCATTAAAGAAGCTCAGCAAGTGATTGCAGTGGCTACACAGCATGTGTTACAAGATGCAGGACAAAAACTGACACAACAGATTATGCCTTCTATACAACAAATGCTACAGATGATGCAGAAAATGCAAGGTCAGCAACAGCAACCTACTGATCCGAATGTCATGGCTCAAGTACAAGCGCTTACACAAACTGCAATGGCAGAAACACAGCGTAAAGCCGCAAAAGACAAGGCTGACATACAGCTAAAAGCACAAGACATGCAGATGATTGCACAAGAAAAAGCAGCACAGATTCAAGCAGAAATGCAACAAAATACAGAGAATAATCTAACGCAAGAAAGAATTAAGTCTGCTGAGCTTACAAGTGACGCAGCAGAGCTTCAGCATGAGCAACTGAAGACTGCAATTGAAGCTCAAAACCAACTTCAAGGAGAAAGAAATGTCTGAAGCAATTAACAAGCATAAGCGCATGGCTATGTACGGAATGGAAGAAGCAAATCATCTTAAAAAAGGTGGTAAGGTTAAGAAGTATGCTAAAGGCGGACAAGTGATTCCTGAGTCACATCAGCCTGACAATGAGTTAATCGGTGCATACCCTGAAAGCAAAGTAAGAAACTTACCTGCTAAAGGAACTAAGCCGAAGTTAACAAAACCAGTTCCTCATTCAGTTGCTACCATGAAAAAAGGTGGAATGACTAAGAAACCTGGTTTAATGATAGCAATAGCAGTGGGAAAGAAACCGAATGCTAGAGGTCGTTAATGGACCTTACAAACAGTTTTATTAGTGCAGTAAAAGCAAAGCAGCAAGAAGTAGTAGAGTCAATGGTAAATGGAAGGTTCGTGAACTTTGAAAGTTACCAGAGATATGTAGGTATACACCAAGGGCTGGCAGAAGCCTTGGATATTTTAAACAATCTTTTAGAAGAAAAGGATAGAGATGTCGAATGATATCGAACAAACGTTAGTAGAAGCATTTCCACTTGTAGACCCTTTAATGGCTCCGTACGGTGCAAGAGTTCTTATTCAATTAAGAGCAGTCAAAGAAAAAGTCACAAGTGCAGGAATTTATATTCCTGAAGAAACAAAAGAAGCAGAGAAGTGGAACACAATGATTGGTAAAGTGATTGCAATTGGTCCTTTAGCATTTAGAAAACGAGAATCAATGGATCCATGGCCGGAAGGTGCATGGGCAAGTGTTGGTGACTTCGTACGTGTTCCAAAATGGGGTGGAGATCGATGGGAAATTGATTTTGAAGATGAAAATGGCGCTAAAGGAAGAGCTTTATTTACTTTCTTTAATGACCATGAGTTAATTGGCAAAGTCACCGGTGATCCACGCGAAATTAAAGCATTCATTTAAATTTTTGAGAGGAAAATTGCATGACGCCAACAGAAAAGCTGGAGATGCAAATTGCTGAGTCAGATGACGGCTCCGCAACTGTACAATTACCAGAAAACATAGAATCACCACAGCAACAAGAAACATTACCTGATAATGAGAATGAAACACAAAGCGCATCTCATGATTCAGATGATGTAGATGATGAAAGAGAGCAGATTAGAGCTGCTAGACGTGAAGAACGTCGATTAAAGAAGCAAATTCATCGTGAAAAAGCACGAGAGTCAAACCATTTAATCAATGCATTAAAGAAGCAAAATGAAATGCTTGCCGAGCGTCTTGCTCGTGTTGAGCAAAAGACTAGTGGCGCTGAGCTTGCAAGAGTTGATAAAGCAATTGAAGATGCTGCAGTTGAAGTCGAATATGCAAAGATGAAAATGCAAGATGCGATTTCAAGACAAGATGGTCAAAGTCTTACAGAAGCACAAGAAAGATGGTTTGAAGCAAAACGTAAGCAAGAATCTCTTCAAAGCATGAAGAAACAAGCAACTACTCAAATGTCACAATCTAAACAGAATATCAATGTGCCTGATCCTATGGTACAAAGACTTGCTGCTGAGTGGATGGAACGAAATGAGTGGTATGATCCTCATGGCAAAAATGAAGAGTCTTCTATTGCACAAGTGATTGACAAAAAGTTAACAGAAGAAGGATTTGATCCAGCATCTGAAGACTATTGGGATGAACTTGATGATAGGCTTAAAAAATATTTACCGAATACTGCAAAACATGAGTATAATGAGACTAAATCACGTAATCCAAGACCGAGGTCAGTTGTGACAAGTTCAGGTAAAGAATCGATGGCAAACACTAGAGGAAACGAATATGTACTCAGTACAGATCGTGTGAATGCTATTAAAGAAGCCGGAATGTGGGACAACCCAGAACTTCGTAGAAAAGCTACTCAACGTTATATTGAGTGGGACCGCCAAAACAAGAATAGGAGCTAGTCATGGATGATCGTTTAAAAAAGAATTCAGTAAGAAGTCGTGAAACTCGTTCAGCAATGGACGATTCACGTGCCTCACCAGAAAGTAATTTTGCATTATCTCAGGAACGTCGTAGAATGTTCCGTGATGAGTTCCTTCAAGAAGCTTTACCTAAAGCACCGGATATTCCGGGTTTTCATACTTGTTGGTTATCTACTACACATCAATATGATCCTATTCACCGTCGTATGAGAATCGGGTATACTCCAGTGAAAGCCGACGAAGTCCCAGGCTTTGAAAATTTCCGTGTAAAAGCGGGAGAAATGGAGGGATTTGTTGCATGTAATGAGATGGTTCTCTATAAACTTCCTATTGACATTTATGAGGCATACATGGCAGAAGTACACCATTATGCACCAATGGATGAGCAAGAGAAGATTAGAGTTCAACAAGATTCATTATTGAATGCTCGTGATTCGAATGGTAGAAAATTAGGTGAAATTGAAGGTGACGGAATGCAGTTTGATTTGTCACGACCTGTTCCTACCGTGTGGTAGAAACAAGTATATAATGTCTTTAAAAATTGCGTTAATTGCGATTTTGCTTTATAGCTTTGAATAAAGCGTCAAAAAACAAAATTTTAATTAACCATTTTTAAGGAGTAAAATATGTCTTCAGTATCCGCTCCGTTTGGTTTGCGTCCTGCCTTCTTTCCAACAGGATTAGAAAGAGCACAATGCTTACAAAACGGTATCACTTCGGGTTATGCAGCCAATATTTACAAACAGCAACCTATTGCCTACGTTAGTGCTGCTAACGTAGGTTCTACTGGCTCTGCTAACGGTACAATTATTGCTGCTCAAACCACAACAGGAAATTCATCAAGCCAACAGTATGCCGTAACAGGTTCATTCCAAGGCGTTGAGTTTACTGACACAACAGGCCGTCGTCGTGTTTCCAACTACTGGCCATCAGGTACTACTGTTCAAGCAGGTTCAGTCACAAATGCTTATTTCTATAACGACCTCAACATTGTTTATGAAATCCAAGCTGACGGTTCTATGGCTCAAACAAGTATCGGTGGTGAATATTGGTTTACTAACATTACTGCAGGTAATTCAACAACAGGGTTATCACAAGCAACATTAGGAGCTTCAACAGCCGTTACTAACGGTCAACAAGCTCAAATGCGTGTGGTAGATTTATGTCAAAACGTAGATAATGCGTGGGGTGATGCATACACAATCGTTCGTGTACAACTCACTAACACAAACTTCTACGGTCAATATGTAGCCCAAGTTTAATATAGGAGAATAGATTATGGCAGCCCCAATGAGAAGTACGGACTTCCGTTCAATTGTAGAACCTATATTGAACGAATCCTTTGACGGTGTGTATGATCAGCGTTCCGACGAATGGTCTACAGTTTTCCGTGAACAAGCAGGTATTCCACGTAACTACCATGAAGAACCAGTGTTATATGGTTTCGGTGCAGCTCCTCAGCTCCCTGACGGCTCACCTGTAACTTATCAACAAGGTGGTGTATTGTTCTTACAGCGTTATGTTTACCAAGTATTCGGTTTGGCATTTGCTTTAACTAGAGTTTTAGTTGAAGACGGTGACCATATCCGTTTAGGTCAAGTATACGCTAAGCACTTAGCACAATCTTTAGTGGAAACTAAAGAATTGTTATGTGCTAACATTTTGAACCGTGCATTTAACTCTTCATATGTTGGTGGTGACGGCGTATCTTTGATTAACACAGCTCACCCGATTGCTTCAGGTACATTTAGCAATCAGTTAGCAACAGCAGCGGCTTTATCTCAAACATCTCTCGAACAGATGTTAATTCAAATCCGTCAAGCAGTTGATAACAACGGTAAGAAAATTCGCTTACAACCGCTTAAGATTGTCGTTGCCCCAGGTAACGTTTTCCAAGCTGAAGTATTGTTGAAATCTGTTCTAAGAACTGGTACAGCAAACAATGACATTAACCCAATTAAATCAATTGGTTTATTGCCTGAAGGTGCATCGGTTATTAGCCGTTTAACATCTTCAACTAACTGGTGGATCCAAACAGATGCTCCAGAAGGTATGAAATTGTTGATGCGTCGTGCATTAGAGAAGACAATGGAAGGTGACTTCGAAACCGACTCTATGCGTTACAAAGCAACAGAACGTTATATCCCAGGTTGGACCGATCCACGTGCTATGTACGGTACACCAGGAGCTTAAGTATCAAAGGGGTGTAAAAACCCCTTCTTTTTAATTTGTCAACTTTTCATGGAGAACGACAATGCCACAATTTAGCGATGATTTATTTTTAGGTTCAGCCCCTAGTTATGTTGGTACAAATGCTACCAGTAACTTAGGTAATCCTTCACCAATGTCTCTTGGTTTTGGTCCAATGGGACGTGTTTATTTATATGATACAAATCCGTATGCTGCAACAACAGCTGCTGTTTTAGCTGCTAAAACGCCAACAGGCGCAACTACTTATAGTGGTACACAATTAGCATCTGGTACAGGTGGAACAACACAAGTGATTCGTACTGATGGTACAACAGTAACGCAATTAGATGTGCCTAGAGCAGTTGCGGTTACAACTGCATCAGGTAGCCCAACAAACTCACAAGTAACAGTAACTGGCTATGATTATTACGGTAATGCAATGACTGAAATCATTCAAACAGGTACAGTTGCTTCTACGCAAACTAAAGGAAGAAAAGCATTCTTTCAAATTTACAGTATCGCATTTAGCGCTGCAACTACTGTTGCGGTATCTGTTGATACAACAACTACACTAGGCTTACCATGCCGTATTAGTGATGAAGCATACATTGTAGACCCAGGATTTACAGGTTCTACAGCGGTTGACAACGGAACATTGGCATATGCTTTTTATAGTAATACAACAACCTACTCTGTACAAGCAGTAACAGGTTGGACGATTGCTTCACCTGGCGTACTTACAGTTGGTTATTCTCCTGCTAGTGGCACTATTGTTCAATTTACAGGAACTCCTCCAGGTGGTGTAAGTACTGGTACAAACTATTGGTGGACATATGTATCTGCAACCACTGGAAAATTATCTACTTCACAAGCCAACTATTTAGCTGGTACGTTTGTAAATACTTCAGGTTCATATACAGCAAGCGCCGCTACGATGACGCCACAACTAGTATCTAGTTCTGTAACGGCGGATACCCGTGGAACATATACACCCGCTGGAACATTGAATGGTTCAAATAAACTAGTTTTAACACTAGGTTTAACGGCTATTCAAGTAGGTCCGAATTCCACCACAACTGGTTTACTTGGCATAGCCCAAGCCTAATAGGAGAAAAACACCATGGCAACTAGCAAATTTGGACGTGAGACAAAAGAGATGACAACAGAACCTTCTGCTGATGAACTTAAGCATGAAGGTATGAAAAAAGGTGGTCATGCGCATAAAAAGCACATGGCAATGGGTGGTAATCCTATGATGGCAATGCCACAAAGAGCAATGGCTCCTCGTCGTGCGATGGCTATGCCGCCTGCTTTACTTAGACGTAAAGACGGTGGTAAAGCAGAAGAACGAAAAGAGACGAAGGAAATGCATAAGATTGAAAAAGAGCTGAAGCGTCATGAAAAGATGAAAGACTCTACACATGGTGGAAAAGCTCACATGGCTAAAGGCGGTAAAGCTATGTATACCCCTCAGATAGGTGGATTACTTGGAGAAGGTAAACCACATCACAAAGCTTCAACAGGTGCTATAGAAGGACCTGGATACAAGCACGGAGGTAAAGCTCACCATATTTCAGGTCATCCTGTAGGTTCACATGAGCACCACAAGCACATGGCTAAACACCATATGAAAATGCATAAAGAAAGTGGTTCAGCACATCACAAGAAAATGCATGAGCACCATAAACACATGGCTGCAGGTGGAACAATGCCTGCTGTACATCATGGTGGCGAGCAAATGAAACGTGGTGGTAAGATGATGCATAAAGCAAGTGGTGGGCTAGCTGCTAAAGGCGATGCTTTTCAGACTAAAGGTACATTAAAGCCAAAGATTGACGTGCAAGATAAAGTTGTTGAAGCTA